TTATACATTTCCGCGCTTGATTCAGTTCCGGTATTCGTAAGAAGTAAATGGTTTGCTTCGTAATCGCTGGAATCCAAGTTCTTTGCTCTGAACTCACCTTTTGTTTCAAACTGCATAACACCTGTTCCTTCAAATAAAGCACCTGTGCTCTGATCGTTTGTGCGTAACTCCGTTGTGTTCGGCTCTGTACCGAAAATGAGATTGACAGCCCGCATGGTTCCTGCCGTGATAATGTCCGCAGAAATCTTGTATGCAGACAGCATATTGATAATTGCGTTTCCGTCTCTGGTAATGCCATAGTTCCATACAGGGTCCCCGTCATTCCAATCATCGGTCCATGCAAACCCGTTAGCATCGAATGTGTAAATGATCGTGCTGTTTGCAAGCGTGCTGGCATCGTGGAAGTAATACTGCAGTCCACCGCCAGAAACAGGCAGTGTTGTTTCGTATAAACCCAAACTGTTCATAACCATTTCATTCAGGTTCATAAGAAGCATTGTTCTGTCATTGATTTCTTTGTCTACCTTTGTTTTGGCATACTCAACAATCTTTGACTGAACGTTTGTCATGGTTCCGTATGTAGCGTAACCGTTATTTTCCTTCGTTTCGCCTTTACCCTCGATTGAGGTATTTGCATTCAAACCGACGGTAACGTTTGAAACGATTGCGTTGTAGGTTGTGCCGGCTTTGAGGAAAGAATATTTATCCATTGGATAAAGGTACGGGGCCGGCTTCACCGTAGCCTTCACCGGGCGATAAGCAAATCCATTGAGTGCCGTTCCAAGTGCGGTAACAACACCCTGCACGTTGTCTCCGAGTAAAGGATTTTCGGAAATATCGAATGCGTAATCTTTAGTTCCGGAAAGATACTCCTGGACGGTGCTTTCATCAATTTCTTTGTAGAAATAAACGCCGGTAATCGTAATATCGTTTTCCTGAATCTCATGGTTATATCTCTTCGTTTCATCTATCGAAACAGAAGTATTGGTATACCACTTTAATTCCAGAAGGCCGTTGTAATTGAAGAATGCGCATGTTCCTGTAAGCATACATGCGGCCTGTAACAGATTGCGATATGTGTAATCATCTTCATCCGTAGGAAGCACGATTCTATAGCTTGCATTCGGAAGGCCGGAAACAGCAGAACCGTTTGCCAGAATAACGTCGCACAGATCGCAGATCCTAGAGATAAGTGTCTGTACTGTTGTGGCGCTTGTCAGCTGGGACCAGTCCGCAGGTTTATCAAGTTTAGCCATGCGGTCCAGTGCTTCCACTGCCAGAATCGAACTGTTTTTAACAGGCGCGTCAATCGTGAAGTACCCGCAGGGAATCCATGTAATATCAGAAGCACTCTGATAGTTTTCCCAATCGGCAATACCGATTTCTACAAACAGCTGCGCGCCTTCAAACTTGACGTTGTTCCACTGGCCTGTATAATTCTTCAATTTGAACTTGCATTCACCAGCGCAGGCAGATCCAATCTCAATACGAGTGCCAGTGATTGAATACCGGTCAATCGAAAAGGAACCGGCAATAATATCTGCATCCGTAAGGTTGTATGTAGAAGTAGCGGTATCCATTCGGATACGGCATACCTGTTTCTGGTTTGCATCGAATAATGCCTTTGTAGCTGAACCAATCGGATACATAGTTACCGTTCAACTCCTTTTCTCTCAATAATGTTGAAAGACACGTTTTCCCATAGACCTACCTGTGCGTTATACATAGGCGCGGACCTGTCACCGACATAGAAGTCAGATGTTCTCCAGGTTCCGGACAATGCGTCCATATACGTAACCGTAATGTATTCCGGATTGAACGCTTGCAGAATTGCGCTGGCTTCGGCCCATGTAAGAGCCTTCCATGAAAGCTCAAGATGGACCGCCTGTCCTATGCGCATTTTGTCCATGTTTGTGTCTTCCGTTCTTCCAGCATCGGCAGCTGAAATATCGGATAGTCTATAAGTGTAAGAGGCAGGGCATAATACGCTCACCCCGTCTACACTCTGAATCGGATTGACACCTGACATATCGCCCTACCTCCTGTTAAATTTTTTGATTATCCAACCGGTACGAATGTACCGCCGTCTCTTTGATTTTTCCTTGCCATTGCGGTTGTGATGGAAGACAGCGGAATCTCTACCGTTCCTTCCTTTGCAATGAGCTGACGTAACAGATCATTCTGTTCTCTGAGCAGTCTTACTTCATCGCTGTTAGCGTCTCTTACACCCTGTCTGATACCTTCAACGATTTGCGCATTGTTGGCTACCGCTGTCTTACCGTTGCTGAACTGTCCGACAAGTTCTCCGTGATTTGCCATGAACAATCCGTCTTCCGGGAAACCGCCGTTTGCATACCAGCCTGTGAATCTCGGAACGCTCAGTGATAAGAACCCGCTGCCTATTGTCTGCCATTCAAAATGCGGAAGCGGAACGTGAATGTTTCTGAATCCGCTAAAGACGCCCATAATCTTTTCTTTCAGTTTGTTAAACACGCTGATCGTATCGTCCTTAAACTTATTCCACTTCTTCAGACCGTCAGATGCGACTTCACTTATCTTTTTACCGAGTGCGTCCCAATTAACCGTACCTGCCGCAACCATGCCTACTGCACCTGCAGCCATGAATCCAATACCAAGCGGGAAGTGACCGGTAAGGAAGAAAATCACACCCAGAACCATCAGGAATCCGCTGATCGTCTTCATAATGCTTTGCAGTGCTTTCCCTACTTCCGTTTCAGCGGTCTTCCAGTTCACCATGACACTACCGACAATACCTACAACACCGGCGATTGCGGCAGCCATACCGACGCCGAAGTGACCGTTTAAGAGAAGAATCACACCAAGCGCCAGAAGAGCACCCATGCAGATACCGGTTATTGTGCTTAGTGCCGTTGTTACATTCGATTCAGCCGCTTTCCAGTTTACGATTGCGGCTTTTACCAGCATTCCTGCGCCTATAGCAATAAGGCCAAGGCCAAGCGGAACACTTGCACCTGTGAGAAGTAACAGAGCACCAAGCGCTAACGAGAACCCGGCAACCGCACCTTCAATCAATGTAAGAGTATTGATTGTTTCCGTTGACATGGAATCCCAATCGGCAGATGCGTGCGTCGCAAACAGTTTGGAAGCACCATGAATCATCATTCCCAATCCGAGAATCGGATGGCCCATCAGAAGCAGAATTGTACCTAGCACAAACTCAAACCCGGAAAGCATCATTTCAACCTCTGTAAGATGTTTCTGCACAAGTTCTTTCAGTTTTGCCATCTTGCCTTCATATTCCGCGACTTCAAACATCTTGGAATAGTCCAGACCGCCGACACCGCCACCACCGGAAGAATCACTCTGTTTCGTAAGTTTATTGATTTCATCAAATCCCAGAATTGTTTTCTTCAGCTCGTTTAGCTTTTTGCCAGCACTGCCGGCAGCAGAAGCAAACTCTTTAGGATATTTAAGTGCTCTGGTCCATTGGCCGGCACCGCTTAGAAGAGATAGCACCTGGTTTATCAGATTGATAACTGATACCAGTTTGTCTATGATCCAATCCAGAGCCGGCGCTAGTGCGTTCATAATCGGTGATATTGCCGCACCTACTGAGTTAGCCAGGTAATTGAATGACGTTGCGATCTTATCCATGCTTGCCGCAAATACGCCCATATCACCGCCGGCCTTTGAGAACTGGTACATGTTCTGTGTACCTTCTGACAAGCCGTCTGTAATTGCCTTAATGAAGGACCGGATTAAACGGTACATGGCAATTCTGGAAAGAGAAGCGTATAGCTCTCCCGCACTCTTCTTTGCGTTATCCATGCCTTCCCGCATCTTTTTGAACGTATCTGTCAGATCACGTACATTTGTCTTTGCAGTTTCGGCGTCTCCGCTTTCTGTGATGGTTTCGCCTTTTTTAGAACTGGAACCGATACCGGCAAGGCCCTTGTAACCGCCACTCAGCTTCCCGGAAGCCATAGTCTGCTTTAACTTTTCTAGTTCCGTCCGGACCTTTTTAATTGAGTTAGCGGTAGAAGAATTGAGAGTACCGGTGATTTCAAATTCGATACCTCGTAACTCTAAATTGTTACTCATTTGCTTTCTCCCTTCTGCCTTACCATCTGTCCCTCAAGATAACGTTGCATTTCGTCCATCTGGCGTTTAGCGCGCTCGTTCTCTGTTTCCTTCTCTTCCTGCGTATCAAGCGGGATAGGGAAGTCCATATACGGGTCTGGCTGGACTTCAGCCCATGCGTTGAAGTATGGGTATACACTTTGCATGACTTTGTAAATGTACGCACCCTGTAACCAGAGCCATTGATTCTGCTGTTTCTTCTTGATCTTGAATGCTTTGAGATAATACTTTGCTTTTTCTACATCATCGTTCCAGTATTCATCGAATGTCATTCCCATTGCCATGTATACCGGCGCCTGCTGTTCTAATATCTCGGTGAATCGAACTTCCCGGAAAGCGGGAACTGTGGTAGATGCGTCACCGACACATTCATCTACCACTCGATCTTTTTTGAATCGTTTTCCACCTCTGTATCGTCGATAAGTGTTGTCATGGCTTCGTAATACATTTCAGCCAGCTTTTCGATCAGTTCATCTTTGCGGGTAAAGTGATTGAACATTTCAGTCACTTTTTCTTTGCGTTCTCTGCGGTGGTGCATGATGAACGCGCCTTCAAATAACTGCGGGATCCGTGTCATTGGCTTTGTTTCAATCTCTGTAATAACAAAACCGGTGGATTCCATCTGTCTTACTACATTGCGCGAAAACTCAAGAATGTAATGCGTGTTCTCGTAATCAAATTCAATCTTCTGTGCCATATGGCTTTTTTCTCTCTTTCCTCATTTTTTTGAAACAGATACAAGTCTAGGGAGTTCTCCGTTTCGATAACTCCCTAGATTTGCATTTGAAATTAACCGTTGTTTGTATCGCCGGTTGTGTCGCGGTACATAGACTGAGACGGCATGATATTTGTAGTCATTTCACGAACGCCGTTGACTGTCATTTCCGATACGGAATATGATGCGCGGCCTTTGAAATTGTACTTTCCGAACTGTCCCGTAGGGGTAACAGTGCCGTCAGACTGCTCAGTTCCACCGAGCCATACGGACCAGTATTCATCTGCTTCCGCAAGTGCTTCAACCTGCCGTACATATGCAAGCTCATAGTTGGATGTGAAACCTACAGAACCATCGTTGTTTCTGATTCCGGGAATGTATGTTCTTCCTGAATCCTCAAGGGTGGTGGTTTCCACAGCTTCCTTTGCAGCCATAAGCGCAGGTGTAGCTTTAATTGGGAAAAACTTGGTGTAGGATGTCCCGTCGGTGGAGTGCATGAGAAACGTAGCGTAACTAATTGTTGGCATTTTCTACCTCCTGTAAAAATTGTTATCGTCAGCCAGGACGGAATAGGTTCCAACCAGTCTGGCGATTGAGTTATTTGACATATTCGTTACAAAGCCCAGAGTTTCACGGGAGAAGTTCATCCGCATCATGTAATCGTCAACATCGTGGGATAACATTCTGCACTCTTCCCGCTTTCCGGTTGTGCTGTTTGAATATATCTGCACACGGAACATCAGTTCGGCCATGTTTTCACGCAGCCTATCATCTTGTCCGTTTGCGTAAGTTTTTACTTCTGCCTGAACAATGGATATAAACGGGAATACCGGCGGTGCGTCCACTTCATCGGAACCGAAGTTTTCTTCCGTCAGCTCCGGGTTTTGAGAAATTACGTAGGTCATAACCCTATCGAATACTTCATCCGATTTGTCTATCATCTTCCGAAACTCCTTTCATATACCCGTTGCACGATTTCCGAATATTTCTGCTCAAGTTCCTTGCGGGCGTTCCACATACTGCTGTTTGCGTCATTACCGAATGTTTTCATACTGTTTGGCTTAGGAATGCGAGTGCCCGGATAAAAGGCGTGCTCTGTGTCCGGTGGATCATTGAGCGTTTTGTGGCCGGTATAGTACCAACCGTCCGGATTCTCCGCGTTCCTGTTACCGTATGCGCCGTGAGACATTACGCGGCCTTTTACAACTTCCGCTTCTTCATCTGGTGCTTCGGCCTTTGTAATGCCGGTACCAAATTCGATAAACAGAACCGTATCACCTTCAACAACAACCTTTGCCCTGCGCTTCCATTTTGTGAAGCGGAGTTCTGTGCGCTTCGGCTGGTGATCTTTCATACCAGCGTAAATCGCCCTTTCAAAGTGCAAACCTGCAATGTCCGCGCCTTCATCTGCCAGCTCGTTTACAAGGTCCGTTGCAAACTGCAGCAGTTTCTCTTGAAACTTCTCAAGTTCTTCCAGAGCCTTGTCAATCGAACCGGCTTGATTCAGGTCAATCGTCATTTTCATTGTTTGCTTACCTTTGCGATGGCATAGGCAATGCAGTTCAATGATTTGCGAATTGCGGTAATGCAGTAATCGTTCGGCGTATCGGTTTCGCCTTCATCGTCCAGATCGGGAAGTGTATCTACCCACAACACTGTCTGTTCATCAATCGGACAATTCACATCGTCCGTGATAATGACTTTTGTGTAGTTAATATCGCTTCCGAATATCTCAGCATAGGACCGACCGGAAGCCGGTGAGATACTTGCCCGCATGAGTACGGGCTTCTCGTATGTCACAATCGGCTCTCCGGTTTTATAGCCCTTGTCTGAAATAATCCTTTCCGTGGCCTTATACAGCGCGTAATAGAATACTTGGGTATTTCTCTTCAGTATCTTCATTACGCACCTCTAACGCGCTTTTACGAGCGGAATAACGGCATTTAACATTGAATCTGGAACATACGCACTTTCGTAATGTCTGGAAACCCCGTTTTCAGAGTGAGACGTTTCACCTTCGCCGCCCTGCTTGTTTACGAGATATACACAAATATCTATGGCAAGCGATTCATAGCGCTTCGGTAAGACGCCCATCTGATCCTTTTCCATATCCTGAAACGGATACAGTTTGTTCAGAATTGCCCTTTTAGCAGATTGAAGGTAAATGTCTATAACTTCATCATCTGCATTGGTTAAGGTTTGAACCTTTCTAATCATTGAAGAATCTGCCATCGGCATTTACCTTCCTTTCTCTCTTTTTACAGAGTGATCTTTACTGCGTAGCGTTCATCTGTGAGTGCCGCAATGTAGTATTTGCGGGTGATAAGGGTATTCTTACGAATATCCGCATCGGCAGAAGAACGGTTTCCAATCTGATAGGATTCAACTTCTGTTCCGGTCTTGTTGAACAGAGTGACAGCCTTCTTGGTAGCCAGATAGATTGTGCCTGCTTCCGCTGTGGAAGTGGATGCATCTGCCGGTGTATACGGAGCCAGCGGGTCTACAAAGATGTTTGTGCCTGCAACGGTTCCGACATAGCCGCGACGTGCAAATGCTTCAACATACTTCAGATCGTCTTTCAGAGCCTTGCGGAGCTTTGCAACCATCTTCTTGTTTACAAGAGCGAATGTTTCAGAAACATCTTCGGATTCGTCTGTAACCGGCAGCATAGCCTGTGCGTCTGCGAATGCATCGAACCAAGCTGTACCGGAAACCTGAATAGTCTGCGTTGTGGTGTCAAGCTGTGCAATTACATCAGCGTTCATGGTGTTAAACATGTCAGTAGCCGCATAACGAGCGATAACCAGTCCGACATACGGATCTGCCTTCTGCTCTTCGTCATACCAGACACCCTGGTTCTGAGCGGTAGCGACTGTGTACGGAGTTTCACCGTAATCCATTTCAATGATCTTGGTATTGCCAGCTTTCAGCGAAACCTTTTCAACAGCCTGCCCGCCTGTTACGGAAGAACCGCCGGCAACCGGTGTTACCTTCGCATAATACTTGCGGATCTTCTTAATCATTCCCGGCTCGCCTTCGAGCTGGTTATCGACAGTGCAGAAACGCGCGTGGTCGATATGAGACTGGAACTGGTCTTCTACTTCATTCTGTAAAACGAAATTTGCATACGGATGGTTAGCCATAGTTTTTTTAGTCCTCCTTCATTCCGTAAAGAGATTTGTACTCATCCGGGTGTTCCTCGGAGAATTTGTATCTATCTTCAACGGACATTTTTCTTAAATCATCAAGCGTCATTGTGGATTTACCTGTACCGCCTACCGGGTCCGACGCGCCGCGCATAATATCTGCACGGATTTTCTTCTCGAACGAATCCTTAAAGGATTCCGCACTTTTGAAGAAACTTTCTGTGTCTCCGTCCGCAATGGCAGAAGCAGCTGTCTTTGCAAGTTCAGCATCGAATCCGATTGCTAACAGGCGGCCGGTGTAATCGGCAACCGCAGCGCTCTTTTTAAGCTGCTCGTTCTCTTCCTGTAACTTCTGCAATTCTTCTTCCTGCTGTAACTTCTTTTTGGCTTCTTCATCCAGGTACGCTTCGTACTGCTTCTTGTACTTGGATGCTTCGCCGTTTGCCTTTGAGATACTTTCTTTGGCCTTCTGGTAATCGTTTTTCAGCTTGTCGTAGTCTGCTGGTACTACACCAACCTTCTTCGCTTCCAGCGCCTTTGAAATGTCCTCTGCAGACATTCCTTCTGTGTAGGCATCGCCTAGCAAATCCTGTAAAAAACTCATTTTTCTCTCCTGCGTTTGATCGACCAGTTCCCTCTGGTATGCTGCGAATTTTGTAAAGCGGCTTCCCTGCCGCATAACTGCGTTTTATTTGATCGGCTTTTCCCTAAGCCGTTGAAACCTTACTTAACCGAATATTTGAGAACGCAACGGCAATTCACTACGTTTTCCGGTTTGGAGAAGTCACCGGGAAACCTTGCGCTATCTCCGTCATACGTATAGAACCTGTCCTCTATCGGTACCGATACCCCTTCGATAAAATCGTGGGTATCTCTAACTCTGGGATCTCGCATCGTCTTCCAGGTCTTAATGACCTGCCCTCTGCGAATGCCTGTGCCGGCCCTTTGCCGTTCAAGCCTGATCTCCAACTGCTCGGCGGCATCGTAAGCGCCGTTTTCGTATACCCGGTGCATTTCCGATTCCGCAAGCGTGCCTATCCGTCCAGCGTCTTTGTTCTGTACATGTGTGCTCATTCTGTCCTTGAACGTTTCACCGCCTATGACTTTGAACAACACGTCATACATGAAGTGCTCGTTATCCATAACAGGGTCTATCGGAAGCCCTGTCTCTGTAAGACCGGCTATATATGCGTCGATAAGCATTTCTTCCAGCCAGTCGCACATATGGACCCTTTGTCTTTCTATCGGCTGTTCCGATACTGTTTCGTATTCCTGTTTTGCCAATCGGTTTATTTCATCGAAATCCAGCATGGGAACCCCTTCTTTAACAAAAAGGAACCGCAGGAAGGGCGGGTCTAGGTTTCCCTTCCTGACGGTTCCTTTGAACCTCTTCTCAGTCTTTACTGGAAGCTGTGCTCTTGCACATAAGTTTTCGTTTGATCTCTACAACAATCGGTGCGGAGTGCTCTATCTTAACTTCTGCCGCATTTCCGTTTGCAAGGCATTTTTCGATTGCCTTTACAATGTCCTCTGACAGCGTATATTTATTCGGCATTTACGATAGAGACTGCTCCTGTGTTTCTTCCTGAACCGGTGCGGGTTCTTCCGCTGTCTGAGAAGCCTTCCAGTTCTCGTATTCTTCGTATTCCGCTTCCGGGTCTACGAACATTCCGCTTGCAATGTATGCCGTCCGTGGCGGTACTTTATCGAGCAGTACAGACAGCACGTTTGCCTTTGTTGCAATGTTTTCGTAATTGCGACGTGTAAACCGGATTGCAATATCGGCCTGCTTGATTCCCAGCGGATCGTTGATCTCGTTTGCTATCTTCAATACGTTCTTCAGGAATTTCCGTTCCGAACGCTTGAACATAAGTTCTTCATCTTTAGCCCTTGCTTCCGCATCGGACCAGCCGTTCCGCAGAACAACGCTTGCACCGGTATCGGAAGTGCTGGAAGCATTCATATTCCGGTTTGGCATTCCGCAGATCGTAAGAACTGTGTCATACATGTGCGTAACAAGCGTCTGGGTCTGGGTCTGGTTAAGTTCCGGTGTAATGTATTTCACATCACCCTTCATCTGTTCGGACCGGTCTGCATATGCAAGCGCACCGAGTTCCTTAACCTTCCGCACAACATCATCGTCAATATCGACGTTATGAAACAGCATGATTGAAGAAATAAGCTGGTCTACATTGTCTACCCGTGAGCTTGCAACCTCGTTGATCGCATCGAGAAGCGATAAGCATAACTCAAACGAGCCGAGCCGCGCAGAATTGAGCGGGTATTCGATAATTGGGAAGTCTCCGAGCGGATTAAACTCTGTCTTCAGCACCTTTACGTCCGGTGCCGTTCCCATGATCTCGTAATAGATATTCGGCGTATAGCACGAATAGATGAAATCGTTATCCTTTGTGGCCCTGTATTTAACAGCCAAAATCGGCGGTTCACCGATAATTGAGCTGGAATACACAACGAATGTGTCTCTGGGATCCAGGCAGAAGGTATAAAACGGCGCGTCCTCGTGTTCCCGTTCCGATTTAAGCGGATTAACGATTCTGTAAGCCGTTCCGCATATGTGCATCCAGTTCACCAAATCGTGATCGACAACCGCTTTATCGCATGAGCGCATCCAGTCATTCAGCAGATTCAGGCCGGCCAGCAGATTTGCATCGGAAGCACCGACGGAAACGTACTGGATTGGTTCTCCCAGCAGATACCCGTCCTTGAAAGAGACAATCTCGTTCGCCCGGTTTTCGATAACCTTGTTGTTGATCTCTTCCTGGAACCGTTTTACCCGCCGTAAAGCAGGCTGATTGCCCTTGTAATACTTCCACAAGTAGTCTATATGCCATCTGTTTTCATCGTGGACCTGCAGTGCTTTCTGCAAAATCTCACCGATATTATCCAAATTGACTGTTTCGTAATCTAAAAGAATCTTTTTCCTGCCGGTAAAAGAACTGTAATCACACTTTTCAAAGTTATCTGCTGGTGTATTTGCCATGATTGAGCCTTCTCCGTCTATTTAATTTAATTTAATGGGTATAAACCCGCGAAACACAACAACAAAATGGGGGAAAATGGGGACTAACACGGCCTTGCAATGGCTTTTACGTAGTTTGCACTGGCCGTAAGTGCCATAAGAGCAGTCTGCGCAAGGGAATCCGGTGCATCGTCGTGCTTGTTCTTTCCTGAAAGTTTGAATCCGAAGACATTCTGCATAAACAGGTTGTATTCCTTTGAACGGTGGTCGGAATCGAGAAAGATAAAATTCGCCCGTATATCCGGTGCCCTATCCAAAATCCGCTGTTCTTTGGAAGCATTGTTCGGTGCCATCTTGGATTCCACCCGCAGTTTGTAACCGGCCTTGTCTACTTCATCCTGCACACCGTCTACATAACTCTGCAGGGCCTTGTTTGCTTCTATCCGTACCGCATTCAACATATGCTTTGTGATCTTGGAAGCAATTAACGGCTGCGTAACGTTCTTTTCGCCGTTGTTGTATATAACATCGACTACGTAATAATTGTCCCCGTATTGGTAGACAATCGGTGCCGCAGTAAAGTCACCGCCGCCAAACGCAGGGTCGATAGCGGTAAACCGTCTGTCCGGTTCTCCGTCTGGCAAGTCTCCGTTAAAGTATCGGAACCCGTCTACATCGAACAATGTATCGGCTCTTTCGATTGGCTCTCCCTGATACTGTGCAAACCAGCTTGCCAGATCGTTATTTCTCTCAAAAGAAGCACGTCTCTGTCTGAAGTATTCCGTAGTAAGCCGTATATTTTCGCCCTCGTAATTGAAGTTACTTTCATCCTTCGCATTCAAAGCCGGTGTGTTGATAACCGTATACCGGCGGTTATAAAACCGGAAATCTGTTTCCAGCAGGTTCAGCCGCCTTCCGATAGGGTCTGCTATAGACCATCTTGTACCTACCCAGATAACTCT